ATACGGGTTCATCGGAAGCTCACCATCATAGCGGTGTTGGGGTGACATGGTAATCGCATTGATTTGTTCTATTCCTGCTTGGTTTTTGACGATATGGTTAAGTATTTTACCTCTCGAACCAGTTTGTAATTAGTATCACTGGGGAAGCGGGGGTAATCTATAAATGACATGTTATCTCCTGTTCCTGCTTAGAAAATTGATAAGATCAGCCCCAATGCTGGCTTCACTACGACGGAAAGAATTTGCATCAGGGGTGGTGATGTTCATATTGATGGTAATGGCTTGTGCTGCTTGCTTAGGTAATTGGTGATTCGGCACAATGGTGCCTGCCTGTTTAGGCATAAATAGCTCTGGTCCCTTTTCACCAACCACAATGGGGATATTTCCTTTCACCATGCCACCATCGGCAAAAGCCCCACCAAAGGGTAGTGGAATAGCCGGGATTGCTTGACTCACGGTGGGCGCTGCTTTAAATAAGTTGCTAAATAAACTACTCACATCATTCCCACCAAATAATAATTTGCCCAATTCCATACTGGCTGCCATTGCTGCCATACGTTTTAAGGCACGCTCAAAGTTTTTTGTCATGCTATCAAAGCCATCTTCCATAAAGGCAAATAAGCCTTGTGAGAATATTAAGGAAAATTGTTGTTGATACTTTTCTAGGGCGCGTTGCTGCCTCTCAAAGGCTTTACTTACTTTAATGCTAGATTTTAATTGTTCAGCGTAGGCGTTGATAGCACGGTTATAGCTGTCTTGGCTGATGGTATTGTGTTGTAGCAATTCATCCAGTCCGGCAAGCTGGTCATGATAAATTTCTAGCGGGGTGCGTAAGCTTTGAGTTAACTGTTCTCCTTCACGTAATACTGCTTGGTAAGCAGCGCTGGTATCTGTTAATGCTTGTATTTTAGTGGTGGTGGTATCGATTGCCGCATTACTTTGCACTAATGCGCCGGCTTGTTCTTTGGTAGTGCTTAGGACTTGCAGTAGTAAACTGTAGGTGATTAGTTTCTTGCTGACGGCATCATGTGCCTTGTCAAGCCAGGCTGGTGCTTGTAAGGCCGTAAATCCTTGCGTGATTTTAGTGAATATTTGTGCCAAGCCTGCGGCGAGTGGCGCCTTCTTATTTTGTAGATAAAAGCTAGTTAATTGTTGGAATAAGTCAATCGCTTGCACTAAGGCTGGGGCTAATTGTATCACTAGCGTATTGGCTAATCCGCGCACACTGCCACCTAATTTGGTGATAGCATCATTGGCGGCTGCCATGCTATCGGCTGCACTCTGGCTTAAGGTCAGTCCTAATTTATCTGCTTCAGCACGTAATTCCCGTATTCCTTGTGCGCCTTGCGCCATCATTTGTAAATTTTCGGTGCCACTTCTGCCCATCAAATCATAGGATAAGCGCACTTTGTCACCTTGATTACTGATCTGACTTAAAGCCTCAGCAATGCGTTCATATTGTGCTTCTGGTTTTAATTTTATTAAGTTTTTAGCACTCAAACCCAATGCTTGTAAAGCGGCATGGGCTTTACCGGTGCCGGTGGTGGCCTCGCTTAAGCTACGTTGTAAGCGTTCTAAACTGTTAGTGAAACGCTCAAAACTAACCCCACTGCGACTTGCCACATATTGATACTGTGACAGGGCTTCAGTAGAAGCCCCTAAGCGAAGTGATAATTTTTGAATCTTGTCACCGGCATTAATGCTTTGTTTTATCAGGGCACCAAAACCTGCACTGCCAGTAATGGCGGCTAGTGGGGCGAGCAAGCGGGTGACGCTGCGGGATAAGATTTTAAAGTTGTTTTGTACCCGCTTTAAGGCTTGTCCAGTATTGTCTACGGCTGTGATGGTGAAGCGGGCGTTGGTGTTGTTCATAATGTGTCGGTGTTGGCTTATGATCGTTTCTGTTTAAAATATATTTGCCAGCCCACAAATTCAGCGGTACTCATCTGCAAAATCTCACTTACCGATTTATGCAAACGCTCGGCAAGCGCATACAGAACATAAGTATCATCACTTAATCGACTTTTTTTTCGAGAGTACTCAACTCATCTAAGGACGTATCCAACTCCCCCATCTGTGCTAACACCCGACACACCACCTGTGGGCTAACATGATGCAGCAATTCCAAGCGGTCGGTTTTATTAAACAATGCCTTGCCATGCTCATCACAACAACGCACAATTAAAATATCAACAAAATCTTCCACCCGACCTTTCTTAGCCAATTCAGAAACTTCACTGAATTGCTTAACCGTCAGAGCTGCCAGCGATTGAAAGAATATCTTTATCGGTTTTCCATCCTGTTGCCATTCAGGTACCGTCAGATATTTTAAAACCTGTTGTTTCAACAAATTCTGAAAATGATTTTTAGCAATACTCAGCAGTGACATGATATATCTCCTATATTAAGTGAACACAAAAAGTGATAATGATTTAAGACGTTTTCTTGCCCGGTGCCATGATTTTTAATTCCCCCGTGCCTTGAAAACTAAAGCTTGCCTCGACCAAATCTGTCATCCCAGCAGAGAGTGATAAGCCTGTCACAAGTACCGTGCCTGTGAAATAACGACTATTACTACTCGGATAAAACCGCAAGGTAAACGCTTTGCCAAGCAGTAGAGCACCTTGACCTTGCGTGTCATCCTCATCCCAAAACGCAGTCGCACTCCCTGTCCAGCTTTTTAACAAAGCTACATGCCGTTGCCAGTGATCCCCCATGACGGAGGCATCGGTGGTATCGACACTTTGTTCAATCGTCCAATTGTTTACTTCAGCAATGGTTTTCGTGCCAATTTTAACCAAGCCTTCAGATCCTCGGTAAATGCTCATGGTGTTATTCTCTAAAAGTTAACATAAAACTAAGATCGGCAATGCCCACCGGCTTCACCCCTTCACCACTTAAAGAAATCTCCGTACTCAACCAACGCAAATTCATCACTAAACCACAAGCCTCACTGTATATTTGTCACAGCTCTCAACATCAACACCAATTTCAACTTGCGCTTAAAGCCAATGGCATTGTTATTCGCAATCAAATTATCTGGGCGAAACAACATTTTTCCTGGGGCAAAGGACGCTATAAATTTCAGCACGAACCCCTCTTTTATTGCTACCTAAAAGGACAGCAAGATGCCTGGTATGGGGATAAAAAACAAAGCACGCTATGGCGATTTAATAAACCCTTCGCTAACCGCCTGCATCCAACCATGAAACCGGTAGCTCTGATAGAGCGTGCGTTGGCTAATAGCAGCCAAGCGGATGATGTTGTATTCGATCCCTTTGGCGGCAGTGGTTCAACACTGATTGCGTGTGAAAAAATGGGACGAAGAGCACGCCTGCTGGAAATCGATCCTAAATATGTGGATGTGATTATACAGCGTTGGCAGGATTACACCGGGAAGACAGCAAGACTAGTACAAGATATACCATCGACTGAGGCAATCAGCACAAGTTTGCTATCAAATCAAAGCGATTGAAAAAGGTACTCCGACCGCATAGTCAGTACGCCCCCAACCCCGCGTTCTTTTCCTAGCGACAGCCTATTTTCATGGCGGTTTCGCCCCTGTTCAAATAATGAACATAACAACCGCTTAAGTATTTGATTTATAGTGTTTTTTATTTATGACCGTTAGGTCAGCAAAAGAAGTGGTCATGATTATTGAGGCAAATCATTTCGTTGAGGAAATCACTAAGCCATTGTTTTTTATTAAATTTATCAAAAATTTGAGCGTAATTATTAATTACGTTCCTAGTCTTGACCACAATACCTGCATTTTTTAAGGAGATCTCAATGCAAAACAATACCGTTAATCTAGCAACACTGGCTAAACTGCTCAATTTAAGTGAGCGGCGTATTCAACAATTAGCCCGCGAAGGGGTGATCCCACGCGTACAAACAGGACAATACGATGTGATAGGCGCTATACGTGGTTACACACACTACATCCATCAGCATGGCGAGAAAGATTCATCGAGCTACCAGCAAGCAAAAACCCGCTTAATTAACCTTCAAGCAGAGCTTATTACCCTGCGTCTCGCGCGCGATCAATGTGAACTTATTTCAGCAACTGATGTCGATAATACTTGGGCTGATCGTATCTTACGCTCACGCGCTATCTTACTCGGTTTACCCCCACGCTTAAGCGCGCAAATTAGTTCTCTATGTCAGGTAGATAATCCCCATGCTATCACCCGCATCATTACTCAAGGGATCAACGACGCATTGGATGAATTGGCAAAACCAATCACTTACGAAAATAACGATAGCGAGGAAGATTTTGATGAAACAACGGATGAAACAAATGATGAAATCGATGATGAACAAGATAAGCACTGGAACTAAAACCATCAGCCATAAAATCATGCCTAAAAGCTACCAGTGTTGGCAACCTTTAGCACGTTTAACCGTCAGCCGGTGGGCGGATAAATACCGCCGCTTAAGTCAGGAAAGTAGTGCCGAACCGGGACGCTGGGAAACCAGGCGCGCCCCTTATCAACGTGAAATCATGGATACCTTCAATGATGATAACATTCATACCTTAGTACTCATGTGCAGTGCGCAAATTGGCAAAACAGAAATCTTAAATAATATTATTGGCTATTTAATTACCCAGGAACCTAGCCCTATCTTAATCTTACAACCCACACTGGAGATGGCAGAGGTTTGGTCCAAAGACCGTCTTGCCCCGATGTTAAGAGACACCCCAATATTACGCGATAAGGTGAGTGATCCCCGAAGTCGTGATAGTGGCAATACACTATTACATAAACAATTCCCCGGTGGGCATATTTCAATTGTGGGGGCGAATAGTCCCGCAGGATTAGCTTCTCGACCTGTTCGCGTAGTCTTATGTGACGAGCCAGATCGCTACCCACCCTCTGCTGGCACTGAAGGCGATCCGATCCATTTAGCGCGCAAGCGTACGACAACATTCCCACAGCGTAAATTAGTCTTAACCAGTACCCCAACCTTGCAAGGCTTATCACGCATTGAAGCAGCATGGGAAACATCCGATAAGCGCCGTTATTTTGTACCATGCCCGCATTGCGAAACTTTTCAAATCTTAGTGTGGGGCAATGTCCATTGGCCAACAGAAAATAATCAAGAGCAAGTCTGCCAAGCGGTATATCGCTGCAATCATTGTCAGCACGATATAAAGCATCAACACAAACAAGCCATGCTAAACAAAGGACAGTGGCGCGCTGAGGGAAAAAGTTCAGGCATTGCAGGATTTCACATCAACGAGCTTTACAGTCCTTGGGTAACTTGGGCTGAGATGGCGGCAAGTTTTGTTGAAGCTAAACAATTACCAGAGACGTATAAAACCTGGGTGAATACTTCTCTTGGCGAATGCTGGCAAGAACATGATACTTGTATAGAGATAGAATCTTTGTACCAACGCCGTGAAGATTATGGACCGGCAGTACCACAAAAAGCGGTACTGTTAACCGCAGGGATCGATGTCCAAGATGATCGCTTGGAAATAGAAACCGTTGCTTGGGGAGATCGTGAAGAATCCTGGTCGATGCGCTATGATATTTTGCGCGGTAGTCCGGCGCAAGAAAGTGTTTGGCAGCAACTAGAGGAAGTATTAACCCGGCGTTTTACGCATGAATCCGGTGTGCCATTGCTGATCCGCGGGGCGTGTATTGATACCGGTGGGCATCACACCCAGGCAGTGTATCGCTTTTGCCAATCTCACCCACAGGTATTTGCTATCAAGGGTAGCTCGCAGATGGGCAAGCCCATTGTGAGTCGTCCGACGCGCAGTAATTTAGCCAAAGTAAATTTGTATGCGCTGGGTACTGATACCGCAAAAGCCATGATTTACGCACGCCTTGCAATACCTGCCCCAGGCCCTGGATTTTGTCATTTTCCTAAAAGTGACACGCTAGGTAACTACAATGCCGATTGGGAATATTTTCGGCAATTGACATCAGAAAAGCAAGTCACACGCACTATTAAGGGTAAAGTAATCAGACGTTTTGAAAAACCGTCAGGGGTGCGTAATGAAGCATTGGATGTCAGAGTGTACGCCAGCGCCGCTCTTTATATTTTAAATCCACGCTTACTGCCCTTGCCAGAACAACCACATGCTGCGGTGGAAAATAAATCTGAGCCAGTGCGATACAAGGATCCGTTTTATTATAATATTCGTGAGAGAAAATCATGGCTTAATCTGCCACCCGGTCCCTGGCTTAAATTACCCGATGATGAACCCTGGTTGTAACATGACACATAAAAACACCCGCCATTTATTTGCCGCACCCAGACCGCATCGCTATTTTATACGCCACGCTGTTAATCCTTTGATGTATGGCCAGTTTTTTAACGAGGATAAGCCTTGTTATATGCGTCGTTTGTGGCAAGCTTTATGCCAGTATTGTACTTGTATAGCGTGGTTTAAACGCAGGCTTTATCCTGATGATCCCAGTCTTAATATCGATCCAAACTACTATCCATCCGCAGTGCTTGCCATACCGCTTAAACCAAACAAGCTAGCGCATGAAAAACATACCATCAAAACCAATGACGCTTACCTTAACTCAAGCCCGTAAGCAATTAGACGCCTGGATTGCCGCTAGTCTCGATGTAGCAGAAGGTAAAACTATCAGTATCAGCACCGCTGGCGGTACACGCAGTATCACGCGTGAAGATGGCGTTGAAATTCGTCGCCAAATTCAATTCTGGCAGAATCAAGTCAATGCTTTATCTAACAACACCGCTAAATCTTATCATTAATCAATTTCAAGAATTAAATACCATGCTTGATAAAATAATCGCAAACTTAGCGCCTGGGCTGGCCTTAAAACGCTTGCACGCTAAGCTAACATTGCGCAGCTACGAGGCAGCGAAACCTTCTCGCTTGTACGCCTTTAAAGGTGATAATAATAATCATGAGCTCCAAGTAAGACAAGCCAGTGCCAGTCTGCGTCAACAGGCTCGCCAGCTTGAGCAAAACCATGATTTATCCGCTGGTCTTTTGGATGTGCTGGTACATAATATTGTTGGCACGGGTATTAGTATTGAACCCCAGGTTAAAAACCTATCTGCTGAACTGGATTGTGATTTCAACCGCCAATTGCTCAATTGTTTTAGTCAATGGATGTTATCCCCGGCTATATCATCACAATTAGATTGGCATAGTCTGTGCCGCCTGATTTGTCGCGCCTGGTTGCGCGATGGCGAAGTATTAATTCGCTTAGCCGAAGGGCATATTCCACAATTTGAGCACCCCAGCAAGCTACCTTTTTCTATTGATGTATTGGAAGCTGATTTTCTGCCACTGGATTTAGACGATACAGCAAAACGTATTCAGCAAGGTATTGAAAAAAATAGTGTCGGTCAGGTGGTGGCATATCACGTAATGACAAAGCACCCGTCTAATACGAGCAATTTACACCCCCAAACTTGCCGCATTAGTGCACATCAAATAATTCATTTAAAACTGACTAAACGTTGTCATCAAAATCGCGGTGTCTCCTTATTTGCGCCAGTACTGCAACGCTTAAGCGATTTTAAAGGGATTATGAAGATTCTAGAGCGTATTGCCGCACGTGCGGCGGCAGCTATGACTGCGTTATATTAAGAAACCATTGGATGGGTTTTAATCCGCTGACGCTGGGTGGATCCGATAAAACCCGTTATTTTGATGTCAAGCCTGGACTATTCTTTGACAATTTAAACCCTGGGGAGGAAATTAATACCATTCAGAGTAACCGTCCCAGTCAATTATTAAGTGAATTTCGTAGTGCCATGCTAAGAGCGATTGCCGCCGGCACTAGAACGAGTTATAGCAGTATCGCTAAAAAATTGAAGCCTTTGTGCCTGTTGAGGGTACCAATGGTGGCGGCGAGCGAAGTGTGATAATTTGGGGTGCTCTGGTATGGGGCTTATCGTCACACTAATATATTGGTCGCCTATTGCTTCAATCGTTAAATGCCCACAGTTACATTTATTTAAGCAATCTAATAAATATCGCTTGGATAGTAAATGGTATTCACGCATGAGAATTACGTATCATCATTGCTTGGATTTTTTTGTTCACGATCTTTTTGAGCGCAGACTGTGATAGGATCGCCCCCGCGCTCTCTAATCACCTGCGATCTGGATTTAAACCCGGCATTCACCGCTTCGACATCGGCTTTGACTTCTTTTAAGGGATCGATCCAGGGCATGATCGGTCCTCTATAATCCGCATTAGTTAAGGTGTTAATATCAATATTAGGTGCGATCTCAATGTGTTTAGCGGTTAACATTAAATGCAGCCAGCGTGTCCAAATGGGGCGAATTAATCCGGCAATAAATTCTTGTCTAAGGATGGCATAATGGGTGGCTTGCTCAACTAATTCCTGGCGCTGCGCGCTATAAGTTCCATTATAATCTTTCGCAATACTGCTATAACTCGTTCTAGTCCCTGCGGCAATCGCTCTTAGCATGGCACTACGAAATTCACTTAATAATTGACTGGGGCGGTTACTCTGAATGGTATTAATTTCCTCCCCAGGGTTTAAATTGTCAAAGAATAGTCCAGGCTTAACATCAAAATAACGAGTTTTATCGGATCCACCCAGCGTTAGCGGATTAAAACCATCCGATGGTTTCTTAATATACGCAGTCATAGCTGCCGCTGCACGTGCGGCAATACGCTCTGAATCTTCATAATACNCTTTTTTAAAACAATAAAAATGGTGTTGTA